TTCTGTCTTGTAGGCAGTGCCGTCTTGCTTGGGAAGAACCCCATAATCATGATACCAGGGAGAAGCAATAATGCTAAGCATCTGGCAGCACTCAAGCGGCATCTTGACAATATGCTTGTCAGGAAGACAAATGGCACTTTCAGCAGGAAACGGATTTGTGACAAAGATATTCACTGGAAGAACTGGTTAATGTATCTTACACCCCAGTCTAATGCCTGAAGTGGAATATCAGTGGTGTTTTGTGCCAGAATGTCTTTTGCCTTAACAATTCGTTCTTTGCCAAGGGCACGAATACAAGCACCAGAAACAATCATAAACTCCTTAAAGTCTTCATCGTTTCCATTCTTAAAACCACTGATGTAGAGTTCTCTAACTTCCCTCATCAGTTGTTCAGTAGATAATTCAAAGGTGATGATTTCTTCCTTCAGGGGAATTGCCATATTCTTCATACAAGACATACTGAACTTCATTGCCCTACGAGTCTCATAGGTAGAATAAGCAAAAATTTGTCCCTCCCTATAAGCATGTTGCATAACACCATTAGCACATTCCATAACCCGAAGGATGGCAACTTTATCCTTTTCACCATCCGACAGGTTATTGAACAGGACATTCCAGTCTTTCATAATAACAATCAACCAAAAGTAGAATCGGGTTCCAGAGCAATATAATAGGTCAGGTCATGATTCTTGGACGTGAATCGTGACAAAAGTTTTTGGGATACAACCACTTCATAGGTTCCAGGAAGGACCTTGATATTCTCAACCTTGAAGTTGAAGCAGAATTCGTTTTCGGTTTCACCAACAACAACTGCAAAGTCGTTAGAGGTATCATTCTTCTTATCACGAACCACCAGTTTAACAACACCTGCTTCACCAACAGCGGAGATATCAGGAAGTTGATTTACAGCAGCAGCTTTGATAAGCGTGTTAAGTTGTTCAGTGCTCAGTTCAAAGCAGACATCTTCACTGGGAAGTGAAATCTCTTTTTCAGGGGGAACAACAATCACATTAGGATCGGCAAAGAAAAAGCGTTGACGCATTTTTCCTTCACGAATGACGACATACCCATCGTTAGAAAAATCAAGATCAGGAGACTTGAAGATGGAAGTATTTACATTCAAGAACTGGTTCAAATCATAGATACCAAAGTCTTTAGTAAATTCTTCAGTAATCGTTGCTTCAGCCAGAATATTCTTCATCACACTAATGGTGCGAAGTTTACTACCTTGCTTGAACAGAATAGACTGGTTGATGGAAGAAAAGTTCTTCAGGACAGAAAGGGTTTTATCAGAAAGTTTCATAATCAGTAAGGAAAGTCGGAAGTGGTGTTGTTTTTGTGAAGACCAGCGAAGTGGTACAGAAGAATACAATAATGGATTGCTTTCAAAATGTCCATCTTTGATTTACCATTCTTCTTACCAAATCGTGACAGATACTTGATAGCATTAGAACGGGTGAATGCTTCACTATCACCAATACTTTCAATCAAATCCAGAGTTTGAGTCTTTGATTGTTCAGAAGTGTAGTGGGAGTGATAAGTGCTGGAAAGATATTGCTCAATCTCTTTCAGAGTTTTATCTTCTTCATATTTCCAGAATCCGTTTTTATTCGTATCTTCAGGCATGTTCAAATTCAAAATATGTTGTGGTGCAAAACTAATGTGGTCTTCACCGAGTCCTCCAGGAATACGAGACCCAGTAAAAGCAATTGTATCAGAGGAATAGGATGGATTTCCAACTATACTGATTCCATCTTCTTGCCAGAAATCTTGACTGGAATTTTCTACGACATCTGCACCAAGTTCTGTTCCCAAGTAGTGAACATTTTTTATGGTGCTTTCATAAGTGCTCTCAAAGTTTTCAGACATTTTGTTTCATAGTAAAAAGGACAAAAGAGGAGGCACATTGACCTCCATATATTCTATCAGAAAGGAGTGTCTTGGTCAATTGGGAATTTTTCACCAGTGGCAGTCAGGTCAAAATCAACATCCACTTTATCGTAGAGTTCAATAAATGCTTGCTTGGTTTCGTCATCAAAGCGGTTGACGCAAACTTGGATTGCCTTTGCCTTATCTTGGAAAATGCTGTAGGCACGAACAATATGAACCAGGCGGCGGGTGCTGATAATTTCCTCAATACCACCATCATAGAAGGTCTTACGAATAATGTCTGCCCAGTCACAAAGACGCTTGAGGAAATCAAGATCAGCAACTGCAAGAGATGTAGCAACTTTGTGGAGAATTTTATATTCGTTGGCAGCAGAAGGATATTCCTGCTCAAAGGTCACAGGGAATCGTTCAAGGAATGCTTCATTGAGCACATTAGTTCCAATGAATCGTCCGTCATCAGAACCCTTGCCTTTAGTGTTTGCTGTTGCAAAAATCTGAAAACCATCGGCAGGTGTGACAAACTTACCAATCTTCTTCAGGAACACACCCTTACCTTCAAGGATGGACTGGAGGCAGAGGATTTTATTGCTAGCAAGGTCAACTTCATCGAGTAGCAGGACTGCTCCTCGTTGGAGTGCTTCCACGACAGGTCCGTTATGCCAAACAGTTGCCCCATCAACAAGACGGAAACCACCAATAAGATCGTCTTCATCAGTTTCAATAGTAATGTTTACACGGATGAGTTCTCGCTTGAGTTGGGCACAGGCTTGCTCAACACCGAACGTTTTACCATTACCCGAAAGACCCGTAATGAACGTTGGATAGAATAGACGGGACTCAATAATTTTTTTAATATCACCAAAATTGCCAAACTTGACGAAGGTATCATCTTTTTGAGGAATAAGATTTTGTTCTGTAGGAGGAATTACTGCAGGTGCTTGATATGCCTGTTCCATCTTTCCAACAACAGTAGGGGTGACTTCCAAATTCCACTTACCACGACCAACTTTATAATCTTCAAGTTTCTTGGTAACGGTCTGGTAATTAGAATCATTCAGAGCACACCAAGCACGAATATCAGCACCAGTGACAACGTTGCCATAAAGTGCTTGAAGAGAAGTGCGGATGTAGTCAGAAGAAAGTGCCATGCTTGTTTCGTTTCAACCTAGTTATCATATACGAAAAAGGGGGTCTCAAAGACCCCCCGTGGTCAGTTTCCAGACCGTCCATACTTGTATCTCAGTGCTTGTAGTAACCAAGCTTGTGATAGTGATTTTGGACCCTCTTGAATAATTTGAATCACCTTAGGGTCCTTTTCTGATGCAATTGCAATTTCTTTCCAGTTTTCTTTCATGCCACTAAAGAAATGAATTCACCAAGAACTTTCTTATTTAGTTTCTTGGTTTTAAGAGATTTTACGAAAGCAGATTTGATTTGAGACTTGGTTGCATCTTCAGCAACTTCAAAATCAGTATCTTGAGAAAGTGCTGTAGAAGACATTCCAAAGTATGCATCATATCCAGAGTTGCTGATATTGAAACTGCGAAGTTTCTTCCAATCTTTCTGAATCTTTTCATACTGCTTATCACCATTTTGGTGGTAAAGATTGATGAAACGTTGGGCATAGCGACCTTCAAGAACACGAATACCAATGAAGTTTGTGGAAGAAAACTTATCCTTTAAGTTATTAAGAAGGGTGTCCGTGAAAGCATGATATCCATACTCAATCTTATAGGTAGTTCCAAGTTTACGATCGCGAAGAAATGAATTGGTTGGATTTACATATCCACTTCCAAGATAAGGACCCGACTCCCAGCGGCGATTAACTTCACGATGATATGTGAGTTGATTTGCTTCACCATCAGTCAATACGATACATTGAACTTTTTGCAGTTTGTTTTCTTTCTGGAAGTTGGGAAGAATCTGATGAAGGGAAATCAAAGCTTCATTCAAAGGAGTACCAGAAAGGCACATACGGCTAGGATAAGTGTAGTAACTACGATAAGAATTTACAAAACAAATAGCAAGACGCCAAATATTAAGCATTTGATGCTCAAGTTCTTTACCAGAAACTTTACTGGTAAGAATGTTCATCATAGAGAAAGTTTCATCAACAATCAAGAGATTCTCTTTCTTTGTATAGTGAGGAGTACGGTCTGCTGCAATATGCTTTCCGAGATCGTAGTCATATTCACCACGACGCCATTCATTCGTGAAGGCGTACACTTCAAAAGGAATAGAAACTTTCTTACAGAACCACACCAGATTGAAGAGTTGCTTACAAGTATCAACCATCACATCAGACATAGAACCACTCCAATCCAGCACAAACACCAGACCGTGATTCTTTCCATCAGGGATTACTGAGACCTTCTTGAAAAGGTCTTCATTGTACTTATAGGTGTGAAGACGAGCAGTATCAAGAACACCAGTGCGAGCAGTTGATGCACGAGCATACTGGTCTGCTGCTTTGCGACATTCAAACTCCTTCACAAGATAGTTGACTTCTTTCTGGGCAGAAGTCTTAAACTTCTTAAACTCAGCGTCAGATTCTTCATAAAGATTTACTGGAGTAAACCCCTTTTCATTAGCATTTTCATTGTGCTGTTTCTGCTGATGATTAAAAGAATTATCAATTTCTCTATGAACTTCAGAATTGCTAGCAATGACGGTGGAAAGATTTACTTGAGGAACTTCCAAGTAAACATTCTCAAATCCATCTTGATTTACCAAATCACGAATTTTTTCTTCCAAGGAATCAGCAGTCCTAACCTCTGGTTCATCGCTATTTTCAGAAGATTTTGCAGATGTTTGATCTCCCTGAGCAGGTCCCCCTTCAGACTGTTCTGATTCTTTTTCGGAGGAGTTATTGCTATCACCATCTTCTTCAGAAGAGGAGTCATTAGTCTCCACAATTTCACTAGCAGGAGACTGAGAATTACCACTCATTTCATGAGAATCAAAATCAGCAACCTTTTGTTCATTTTCTTTTTCTTTCTTACAGTGCTTGTATAGTTCTTCAGCAGCAATCAAAACATCAGCAAAAGTTTCAGTTGCTGCAATCAGATTGATAATTTCACGCTCTTCAGAGTTGAACTCCAAATTTACAAAGTTACCAATCTTGAAGTAGATATTTGCGCGGTCGGCAAGATTGAAAGTTGAAATATCATCATCAACAATCTGAAAGAAATCATCTTCATTCAGTTCTTTATATCCATTAAAAAAAGTTTTAGCAAGTCCAGCATACTTGCGCTTCATCAGTTTCTCAATACGCGCATCCTCAACAATATTCACAAACTGAGGAGGAACCTTTACCTTATCCAACCAATCCTCATC